AGAATCCGCTGGGGAAGGGCGCCCGCCAGACTAAGTGCTTTTTGTTTGCTATGGTTCTAAAAAGTATCTCTGATTCAGGATTGTAAGAGTAAGTCTGATATTTAGAAGGCTTGATATTCATATTAAAATAATTTTGCCTGTCTTTTTTCAAACTCTTGGAGGTCTTTATTCCACTGAGGGCTACCAGGCTTAACTTTAAATTCCTCAAAATTTCTTATTGTGTGGCAGTCAGGACAGAAATACCACTTAATAAAATAGCAATTTTGCTTAAATTGTTTTTCCCACAGAACCTCGTGTCTTCTTTCTAACATTTCTTTTCGGCATTTTTGACAATTTACTGGCATACGATTGTATGATAAATGATAGTATTCCCGCTAGCGACTTTTTCCCGAAGTTGCCAGTCTTTAGGCTACGAATATAGAGCATATCCTTTGGGCAAATAGCTATTCTTTGGTTGTAGTAGTAACGTTTGCTTAACATAATTATCTTAATTATCTTAATTATCTTAATTACTATGTCCCACACCTGAGCCGTGTGCTTATCTTGAGCTATTCCTTGTGTTGGTACTTGTGTTCCGTGGTTTTTATCAAAACTTGTTATCTTAGGAGGCTCGGTTGGATTGTTAATGTAGTTGCTGATGACCAGCTCTGAGTGAAGTATCCGTTATCTTTGGGGCAGGGTCTAGTTTTTTAAAGTCGCTCTCCCTCTATGTGGCACGACTATCTTTCAACAACAATTATAGCATATCTGCTTAAAAGGTCAAATGAGCTAAGATTAGATATTTTTGGCGCTTTAAATTTCGGAATTATTTCGATGTTCATCTAAATATTGTTTTTGTTGTCGATAAAAGAATCCAAATTTAGTGGCTTGTCTTTGGCATTTTTCGGAGCAGAAAACGTGGTCGGAATAGAGTTGCTTATAGTTTTTTTGGCACCATTCGCACTTCATATTTTTTTATACCAGCTCTGGCTTTCGTATTTACGACCCCAGACCTTTTTAGATTCTGTCCCGTTCCACCATCCTAACTCCCAGCCACTCTTGCCACAAAGAACGTGATGGGTTTGGCAGATTAGATTAAGGCACGGCCTAAGGCCGCTCTCTGTAATCACATAAATCGCCTTTAGCTTACACCCCTTTCTCGGCGAGTGATACCGGGGGTTGTCTATTTTGTTCACATATTTTTGCCTGTCAACTTAATTATATCACTTGATATATTAAAAGCAAGAGTGATTTTTTGGCTAAGCAGGCGGGATTTTAGAAATATATAACTATATATTATAATAAAGGGGTAAGGATTAAATTAGATGGAATCGCAATGAGCGACCATAGTCAATGGGGACAACCCACATAAAACTAAGCGGGCATTAATTACCCGCTTTTGGTGTCAATATTATGTTCTACTCTGCTAACTTCCCAGAGTACGAGGAAGAAACAACAATCGATATTAAAAATAAACAATATGAAAACCAAAGAAGAAATAACAAAGTTAGTTCAAAACCTTGTCGCCCAAAGAAATCAAATTGACGCTGAGTTGCTTCGCCTAGAGGGAGAATACCGCCGAGCCGAGGAAGAAGCAAAAGAGGCAGCCAAAACTCCTGAGGTCGCCCCTGAGAATCCCGTGGGGGAGACCAAAGAATAATCTTCAATAAACATACGCCTTGCGGTTCTAAGAAGAAAATGAAGAAGAATTAGTATGGACTCTAACTGGATACAAGAGATGATAGAAAGGGAAGCTCTACCCAAAGCTTTAAGGACTGAAACGGTAGAGGATTTTTGTACTAGACACAATATCTCAGTATCTACTTATTACTATCAGAGTTCCAAGACTGATAATTGGAAGAAGGTGCTTGAAATTAGCCTAATGTCTGCTAAAAAAGAAGTGCCTGATGTTTTAAAGGTATTAGGAGAGAAGGCTAAGGGCGGAGATATGAAAGCTATCGACCTTTACTTGGACTATGTTGTCCAGCTTAGCAAGAATATAGACATTAAGTCTGGTGGTGAAGCTTTCCCGGTTTTAGTAGAATTTATCAATGGAAAACAAAAAGACAACAATCAAGATACCGGAGGAGTTTCAGAAACTATTCGATAAAGACTGGAGAGAGGCCGCCGTTTGGGGCGGGCGGTTCTCACTTAAATCTCACACTGTCGCCAGGGTATTATTAATCCGGGCAAGGCTAGAGAAAACTCGAGTAGCTTGTTTCCGTGAATTTCAAAACTCAATCGCTGATTCTTCTTATCAGCTTTTATCAGACCTCATCAAACAATACAACCTAACTGACTTTCAGCTGACAAACAACTCTATCGTTAATACAGTAAACGGCTCAGACTTTATCTTTAAGGGGTTATGGAATAACGAGCAGAGCATTAAGTCCATTGAAGGCATAGACATAGCTTGGGTAGAAGAAGCTCAGACTGTCAGCGAGAGAAGTTTAGAAGTTCTTACACCGACGGTTCGTAAGGCTGGCTCTCAAATTATTTATACTTACAACAGACTGCTTGAGGAAGACCCAGTTCATAAGAGACTTGTCTTAGAGGGTCGCCCTAACACTTTGAAGATAAACGTCAACTACGACATTGCTCTGAAGTATGGAATGATGCCAGAAGTCATCAGGCAGGAAATAGAAGACGACAAGGAACACCGACCTGGACTTTACAAGCATAAGTGGCTTGGTGAGCCATTCAGCTCAGAGAGGAAGGTTTACAAGGATTGGGCGATTATCGAGGAGATACCGCACGAGGCTAGATTAGAGAGATTGGGAGTGGATTTCGGATATTCCAACGACCCAACCGCTATCGTGGCTATCTACCGCTATAATGGGGGTTATATCTTTGACGAGATTACCTACCAGAAGCGATTAAGCAACAAGCAGATAGCTGACATAATTTTAAATCAAGAAGGCAATACGCTGGTTGTGGCTGATTCGGCTGAGCCCAAGAGCATAGATGAGATTTCTTCCTACGGAGTTAATATCATCCCCTGCGTTAAGGGGAAAGATTCTGTCCAGCAAGGCATTCAGTATGTCCAAGACCAACGATGCTCAATTACCAAACGTTCAAATAATATAATTAAAGAATACCGCAATTATCTTTGGAAAGCTGACAAGGAGGGGAAGATAGTCAATGTCCCAGAATCCGGCTATGACCACGCAATGGATGCAATAAGATACGGGCTGGATTCTATGTCCCCGTCTACTCCTAATGTGATAGGCGGAGGCTCTAACCAATATAGATAAGTCTATATGAAAACTAAGACAAACGTAAGCTCAACAGTGAGCCAAATAGTAAAAGATTTTAAAGAAAAGACAGTCGAGATGACTAAGGGCTTTCACTTCTCCCAATACGAAACTATCAGGAGAATTAACCTCTACATTAACGACAAATACCTAGAGCGTAATGATGACGCTATTTTTTGGAATATAAGTACTCCGCGCATCCCACACTTCGCCAAGAACATTGACCTTGATACTAAGGACTTAATGCCTTATGGGGAGGGTGATGTTGGTATTTTGGAGGCATATTGCCTACGCATTAAGTTCAGACGCTGGCTAGACGAGAACCACTTTGCCATTACCCTTAATGATTTAAGTGAGGGGTTGGCTACTTATGGTTCAGTAGTATGGAAGAAATACTATGAGGATGGTAAGGCAGAGCTTGAAGAAGTAGACCTGACTAACCTTTATTTTGACCCCAGAGTTAAATACATCAAGCAGGCTGATGTGGTTGAAATGCACTATTTAACCGATAGCGAACTCAGAGAGAAGGAATGGGACAACGTTGATGAAGCTTTAAAGGCGGCTGAAAAGACTACCTCTAATGGGAATAAGAACGACAAGGATGCTATCAAGTCTAACGAGATATGGGAGTTCTGGGGAAATATTGAAATGGAAGATGGCTCGTTTGAATATAGGCATTACATCGGGGCTGGATACGGAGATAAGGAAGTGATTATGGTTGAAGACGATGTCAGCGATGACGACTTCCCTTACTATGATTTTCACGTTGGAAGATACCGGAGTAGATGGCTGAGAATGGGGGTTGTGGAACGCCTTTTCAAGCTCCAAGAGAGAGCCAATACAGTGGTTAATGAGAACGCTCAGGCGACCTCTATTGCTTCGTTGCTCTTAATGCGGACTTCTGACCCAAATACGACTGGGAACGTGCTACAGGGGGCAATTACAGGCCAAATAGTAAACTCTAAAGACCTGCAACAGATTGGTATAGACAATAGAGCCTTTAACCTTCTTCTTAATGAGTTAACAACAATCGAACGTCAAGCAGATTTACTCTGTATGACACCAGAGGTGGTGATGGGAGAAACAGCTCCATCAGGCACACCTTTCCGTTCTTTGGCTGTTACTGCTAACTCCGCTAAGAGTTCGTTCAGATACATTAAGGAACGAGTTGGAGAGACTATCGGTTATATTCTAAAAGAAGAAATCCTGCCAACCGAGATAAAGAAATGGAATAAAGGAGGAATCTTAGAAATACTTGATGACCTGGCTGATGTTGAGATGTACGATAAATGGCTAAAAGATATAATGCTCCTAGACCAGCTAAAGGCTGGAGCTAGATACACCCCCGAACTTGAGGCCGCCATCCAAAACGAGATAGATAACAATGTCAGATACGTTGGGCGTAAATTAAAGCTCAACGAGAATATGTTTAAGTTCGACTACAAGATTAAGTTCAATATTACTGGGGAGAGTGTAGACAAGGCCCAACAGAACGATGCTTACTTTAACGCCATCACTATGTACTCCCAGAACCCAGCTCTTGTAGACATCCCACTGTTCCGTCAGTACTTAGAGAACAATGGAATTAGCTGGTGGAAGCTTACTCCTAAACAGAAACAAGACATAGTGAACACCGCCCAGCAGATGACTGGTACTCAACCAATAGCCAAACCGCAGCAAGACCAGATGATGGCCTCTGTCGATACGGCTGAATAGTATGGAGAACGATTATATAAAACAAACACTAAATACTGAAGGTTGGGCTTTAATAGAGCAGATGATTAAGGATAGGATTACCGAAGTTCGTCTAGCTCGAAACATAAAGAAGAGCAAGAGATATGAGGATATTGCTATTGAAGTTTTGGCTAAGAGTCGGGCGGCTAACAAGATGTTGTCGCTCTTGCAGAAATTAGACCGGATTAAGAACGAAAGCGAATATAAGAAAGAGTCTTTTAAATAAGGTGGCAGCCAGTTTAACAACTAATAAGCTATTATAGCGGAGACTTGGTTCTTGCCACCTTGTCTCGCCCTAGAGGTTAAGTGGGTTCGACTCCCACAAGGGCATATTGCTGAGTCTAGCAGCTTTAACTAGACACTAATTGGTCGTTCCAACGACCTTTAAATAATATGGATGAAGAAACAAAGGTTGACTCCCAGGAGGAAACCACCGAGTCTGTCGACTCTCAAATCGACGAAGAAGCGGCCACTGTTGTGGAAGCTGATGACCCCTATGAGTCTAAAACTATCGAGGACTACAAAGAACTCGAAAAGAAGAACAAGGAGTTATACGAACGTGCCAAAAAGGCTGAGGCACTGGCTAAAGTAGCCAAAAGCAAGCCTCTTACTAAAGAAACTAACGAAACTCCGGCTACACTTACCCGTGAGGAAGCAATTCTCTACGCTAAAGGTTACTCCGACGAGGAGGTAGACCTTGCTAATAAAATAGCTAAAATCAACGGGACTACTATTATAAAAGCGACTGAAGATGAACTCTTCAGAGTAAAGTATGAACAGCGATTGAAGAAAGAAAAATTAGAAAGAGCCTCTTTATCACCCTCTGCTGGGTCTGGTCGAGTCAAAGCTGACAAACCACAGGGAGAGATGACTCGTGAAGAACACGAGGCGTACTACCGAAAGGTAATGGGGCTGTAGTCGTTGACAAATTAATATCGTGGCAACTGGTGCTTTCCCTACCGCAACCGAAACTAACACCACTCTCGCCTCTGTAATCCCTGGTTTGTTTGCCGAAAGAATGAACAACTTTTACAGAGACAACTTGGTGTGTGCTAAGTTCTTCACCGATTTATCTAGTGATATTTCGAGCGGTACTAAGACCCTGTTAATTCCGAATATCACGGAAATGACAGCACACTCAAAGTCTAACGCTACTGTCGTTACTTTGAACAACCCGACCGATAATCAAGTTACCTTGACTGTCGACACTTGGTATGAATGTTCCTTCGCAATTGAAGACAAGGAAGCTGAACAGATTAAGAAGTCTTACAACTATATGGCTAAGTTGGCTGATAACGCCGCTTATACCGTAGCTGCTGCTTACGAAGATGCGATTATCGCGTTATTCGATAACTTCAGTCAGACTGCTGGTACTTCCGCTGCTGCTATGGCTGACAGCGATGTCCGCCGTGCCATCCAGTACTTGGATGAAGCTTCTGTTCCTCAGAGCGACCGTGCGTTCTTCATTACTCCTAAGCAGAAATGGTCTGACTTAATGGCTATTGACCGCTTCTCATTGGTCACAAATACAGCTGGTGCTGACCCAGTATTGAAGGGTCCGATTGGCTACTTATATGGTATCCCGGTTATTGTCTCTGACAGAATCGGTGCTACTAATGGTTCTGCCCAATCCTGCTTAGCTCATAAGGACGCTATCGTACACGCTTCTACCATTATGCGTGTCCAGTCCAATTACGTTCCTCAGTATCTATCTACCGTTACTACCGCTGACGTTGTCTTCGGTGTAATCGAGAACAGAGATACTTCTGGCGTATGGATTAAGACTGCTGATGTCTAGATTTCTTGTAATCTTAGCTGAATATAACAACTAAATTAATACATAGATTGTTCCTGCCCTTCGGCTTCCCAGTTCAAGCCGGTGAAGCTGAGGGGTAAGGCTTGAAAACAATATGGAGATGATAATGAAAGCGGTTGAGGAATCTAAGAAGTTTCCCAACCCAACAATAGAATACAATTTTGAACTCCCAGAAGATAAGAATGTTAAACCAGATAGCTTCTTCGGGGTTAAGGCGGTCTTTAACAAAAACATACCTAAAGCCACTGGCTACCAGGTAATTTATAAATACTAATATGACTGGAGCAGTACCACGCGACCTGTCGCCAGAAGAAATCGCTGCGGGCAGAGCGGAAAGAACGAGACTAATTCTTGAGTATAAAAATTTGCCGAAAGAAGAACTTATAGACCAAATATTTGGAGAATACGGGGACGAGTTAAGCGAAGAAGAAAAAGAATTAATTAGAAGCTAACAATATGAATGTAGTAATGTCGCCTAAACCTAAGAGGGTGAGAGCCTTTATAAGGGGAGGCCAAATTTATGCGGGAGGAATTGAGGAGGCGTTTGGAACGGCCACTGACCTGGGAGGACTTAGAGATTTTAAGGAAGTGGGGAATACGCCAAGCGGAAGTCAAGAAGATACATCAAAATAAGCGATATGTTTAGCCCAAGAGTAATGATGATAAATAGTGGCTATGATGGTTGTTGCTACCCACGCATTTACCTTCCTTGTGTTCATAACGGATATTGGACAGACAAGCCTAGGAGGGGAGAGGACAAAATAAGCATATCTGAAGTTCGTAAACAGCTCCAGGCGGCTGACGTAGTAGTGTTCCATCGAGCAGAAGAGCAGACCTACCACGAACTTGCCAAGTTATTGAAGAAAGATGGGAAGAAAATAGTAATGGACAACGATGATACCTTTAAGGTTGAGACATATCATCCGTTAGCTAACTTTAACCCAGACGGAACAGACATCGATAACCTGGCTAGAAGGGAGAACAATCTAAATGACTTTCTGGGTATGTGCGACCTAGTGACTACCACGACAAAGACACTGGCCGAGGAATATCGCCAAATTAATCCTAATGTTGCCATTCTCCCAAATTACATAGACCCGATGGACTGGCCTGAGCCAGAGAGAAACGAAGGAGAAAAAATACGTATAGGTGTGGTTGGTTCTACAGCTATGGCCTATGACTACTCTCACGTTAAAGACGTGCTTGAGTGGTTAAGCGACCGAGATGATGTGACGCTGGTGCTATTCGGGCTGGGAGACCTAGAACACCGTAAAAATAATCCGAAGGTCACTAAAGCCTTTAGGGAGGAGTATGACTTCTGGGACAGCTTGAACAAAGAGCAGTTCCCCTGGGTTCATAATCATCTTTATCCAGACACCCTAAATGACACTAAGTTAGATATAATGATAATTCCTCGTGCCGATAATTATTTTAACCGTTGTAAAAGCAACATCAAGTTCCTTGAGGCTTCGATGCTAGAGATACCAATTATCGCCCAGAGCTTCTCAGATGGCCCTTATGAAGAAATAACCCCTGATATGGGAGTGCTGATTAAAGACAACGCTAAGTGGAAGGAAGAAATAGAGCGGTTGATAGCAGACAAGGGATTACGCAGACAGATGGGAAAGAACGCTCGTGAGTATGTTTTAAAAAATTACAATATTGCCGACCATTATCAAGAGTGGGATGAGGCTTATAAATCAATCTATGAGAAAAATTGAAATCAAAGACGCTAAGTTATCTAAAATTTTAGAGGAAAGAGGTTTAGTGTTTAGGGAAGTTGGTAAAATCAATGAGCAATTATACGCTCTCGACAAGGAACGCACTAAGTTGGGCTATAAAATGGAGAGATTAAAGGAAAAGACCCAGCCGATTGTCGATAAATTAACTCCCAGTTTTGAATTACAGGAATTTGAAATTATTTCGAGAGTCTATATCAACGAAAATCGTATGCCTGAGGTAGAAATCGTTGATTTAGTAGAAGAATATAAGAATAATGTCCGGGAAGATAGGAAGAAGAAAAAGTAATATGGTTGTCTATACTTACGGTGTCTTTGACCTGTTCCATTATGGGCATTTAGAGGCCCTAAAGAAGGCTAAATCGCTAGGAGATAAGTTAATTATTGGGGTATTCACCGACAGGCAAGCAGAATTGTTTAAGCGTAAGCCAATAATGACCCAAGAGGAGCGTTTTAGGCTCATAGAGGGGCTAGAAATCGGCGATGTTGAATATTTAGATGAGATAGTGCCTAGCCAAGAGCATTTAGACGAGTTAGGGGTGAAGATGATAACAAAAGCCGCAGGAGCTGGATGGTCCGTGGAGATGTACCCGAAATGGAAAGGAATCTACTCATTTTTGCTAGATTACACACCGGGTATTTCTACCAGCGAGATAATAAAGCGAATCAAATGATTATAAGCAATAATCTAGTTGGTAAACTCCCCCTCCCGGAAGAAACAATCATCAGAATTAACCTGGCCTGGATAGACAGTTACGAGACCGCACAAGCCCTTATTTCGTCATCGGAACACGAAATCTACTTAGACTACCCTGACGGGCGTAAAAAGCCACCACGGGGCATTTTGAGCCTTACAGAGGCCATACAGTTGTCTAAGCTGCCTAAAGTTAAGTACTTTGCAGTATCTAATTGCGAAGATGTCAATAAGATAGACGAAATACGCTCCCAAATAGACGTGGAGTTTGTCCCTAAGATTGAGACCTTAAATGGAGTTAAAAATATGATGGCGATGGTTGGGTCTGGGATTAAAACCTTTATGCTCGACAAGGAAGATTTATACACCGATGTAAAATGTGATTCCGCTACCTTTACCGCCCTAGTTGAAGAAGCCAGGAAGACACCAGCCAAGGTGCTTGAACTTAAAGGAGTTATTTTTGATTAATATGTATACAAACGGCATTCCAGGTTATGTAGTTATGAACCAACTTTTATGGCTTAAGGAAATGGCATCAAAAATGGATAGTGTGGCGGAGGTTGGTTGCTGGAAAGGTAGAAGCACACACGCACTAGCTACTGGATGCAAAGGTAATGTCTACACGGTCGACACATTCGGGGGGACAAAAGGTGAAGAAGATTGGTTTAAAGACAAAGACACCGCTTACGAGCAGTGTAAGAACAATTTGAAAGACTTTAAAAATGTAACTATCTACAATATGTCCTCGATAGAGGGGAGTAAGGTTATCCCTGAAGTAGATATGATTTTCATAGATGGTGACCATTCT